AAACCAATCGCATTCATGTCCGATGCGGGCAGTGCATCGCCTGTAGCAAAAACGGGGTATGTCATAAGTACCTAACCTAATAAATCCGTGCCACCAATAAGTGACTGTCCAATAATAAATACTGCCGCCCAACGTGCAGAACCATCGAGTGTGGTTTGCCACAAACCAGGAACCACATCATGCGTGATGCGCTGCACCAGCATCGGCGTGGAAATTGTGTTGCCTGTAGGCGGTGCAATGTTCACCGTGATGCGCTCATTCAATTCCAAATCGAGAGTGGGTTTCCACAACGAATCCGCCGATAGCACCACATCCACAGGTGTCAAATCAGGGTAGATGTTTCCGCCAAAACCACTAGTCAGGTTTCCTAGTGATTCCGCATTAGCCAATGTTTGCACCTGTGTATCGAGCGACATTGATGCATTGCCGTAGGTGGTGATGCTGGTCGCATTGTCTTTTTGGTAAACACCGCCACCGGACATGGAGACAAACACCTGGTTTCGCATCGAGTCGCCGTCACTGGTTATTTGAACGTCCTCACCCATTTTGGCTCCGCCACTGCCATAGGTCACCTGGGAAACCACGGATTTGGTTTGCGAAAAAATTTGGTTTTGATTGAACATTGTCAGCGTTCCATTTTTGGACACAAACAATGGTCCACCCTCGGACAGGGCCACGGTGCGCAGTTCGCTAGTGACTGGCGGCGCATTGTTGGTGATGTCCAGCACACTGTTTACAGGTGCGGTGGCGGTTTGTGTTAGTGACGCAGAAAACGGTGTTTCAGCAATTAGGCGTGTGAATCGTGCTGCGGTGGTTTCAGGAAAATTGGCTAGTGACCTGCGGATAATTTCTTGCACTGTTGCCTGTGCTATCAGCCCTGTCCACACACACACTTGCTGGAATTGTCCGGTGCCTAACGAAACAATTTCACCAATAATGACGATGATGGCTCCTGCGGTGGCACTTGTGGTGGCGGCGATAGAACCGTCCACTATTAGCACTAGGGCCTTGCTGGTGACGTTGAATGAGAACGCAACGTGTGTGGGTTGTGAACCATCAAATGTGTTAGATGATGTGTATGTGCGGGTTAGTCCTGCACCCTGGTCATTGATGCTGACAACGTATTGACCAGTCGCAGGGTTCCAGCCGATACTCCAACCGTATGCGCCCACGGCACCGCCTGTGGTTGCAGACGTGGAATCCATAACGGCCCACATTGAGACACTGAAATCAGTATTTGCTGCGGTGGTCGCAAAACCTGATGTGCCTGCACTTGAAACGGCAGCCTGTATTGAGTTACCTGGCAAACCTGGTGCGAGTTCACCGCCGTTGATAGCGGTGGCGGATGCGGTGATGTTCAACGGGATGGACCCGTAATCTTTCAGGATGCTGGTGCCTGTGTATGGCACTACAGGTTCGTCACATGGGTAGTAGTGGCGGGGCGACAACGACAGGATGTAGGCCCGTGACCAGTCCGCAGGCAACTGTTCACCCGCTAACAATTGCAGCGCATCAAAACATTGAATGATGGTGGTGGAATCTGTGCCTGCATCGGTCCACTGTGGGTTCCAGCCGTCAATGAAACCTCGAAACACATCATGAGTGGTGGTCACGCCACCCTCGATGGTTTGCGCCCTGATGCGGATTTGCCTACGTGGTAATAATTTCCCGTAATAGGTTCCGGACGTGTAATACGGGTCAAATAGGCGTGTGCGGTTATTCAACACTACGGTAGCGGTGCCGTTGAAATCAGCCCAATCATCGCTGCGTCCACGGTCAATTGACATACGTCGCACATACTGTGAAACATCAGTCCAGGTGGGGCTAGCCACATACGGACCATCATCAAATGCGATTTCAACGATAGGTGTGGGATACGCCATCAGGGTGTCCCAAATTCTGTGATGATTCCACGGCGATTGCCACGGCGCAAAATTGAATCAATTTGGCGTGCAGTGGAAACAGGGTCAATGGCTCCGTTCACGTTGATTTGCACTTGTGCGTTTTCACGTAGCCCTCCGCCGTTATTGCGTGAACCACCTGGTGCAGTGTCAAACGTGAAGTCATACATGTCCATCGTGGCAAATGTTGGAACATCAACACCTGGCAATAGGTTTGCGGCATACAGGGGCAGGTTCAAAAGTGCCACTGCAGCGTTGTGGGCCAAAATGAAACCGTTTGCAATCAGTTTTGACACGTTTGCTAGATACTCGAAAAATGCTGAACGGCCTGTGGTGTCACGCATCAAACCAACAAATGCGGTGACTGTGGCGAACAGGGATGCGAACACGCCTAGCACGGTGCCTGCACCGATAGCGAGTCCAGGCAAAATTGCTGTGCCGATAGCCGACAAGGTTCCTGCTAGGGCTGATGCTGCACCGTTCACGGCATTGAAAATTAGTAGGCCCTTTACGGCGACACTCAACGCAATGATGGCACCAGTCAAATCAATGATGGTGCCTTTCCAGCCGTCAGCGTTCATGATGAAATTGCCAAAATCCCGTGTCACAGTTTTGACGGCACCGGACAAACCTTGTTCCTCTAGGACTTTGATGACTTTCTCGATGTACGGCAGGACATTGTTTTGAAATGCACGCACCAGTTTTTCCAAAATAGGCAATAGGGCATACCCGATTGATTCGTACGCCTCGGACAGGGCCACGTTCAAACGGTCCATGCGTCCACGGAAGGTGTCTGCGTTCTTTGCTGCAGCACCTTCAAAATTCTTTGCAAGCATCGCTACGGCCTCGTCAGCGGTAGTGGTTTTGTCAATGAACTTTTTGAGTGACGGGTCTAGGCGGGCGAGTGCTTTGACATTCCCGCCGTAGGCACGGGAAATTGACTCACTGACCTGGGCCAAACTTTTCCCGCTGCCTTTTGCCACATCGAGACTGATGCTCAACAGTTTTTGTGATTTGGAAAGGTCCTTTGTGGAGCGCACAATCTTTGCCAGGGCTGGTCGTAATTCGTCATCAGCAACGCCTGTAGCGAGCGATAAGCCTTTGATGTAGTCCTCGGTGGCTTTCACCTGTGCCTGTGTCGCTTTGGTGGTTGCTTGCAATTGGCGTTCTAGTAGGGCTGATGATTGCTGGTCCTCGATGGCGGCTTTTGCCGCACCAAACGCTGCAGCACCCAAACCAGCCACCGCTGCAGCGGCAGGCAGGAATGCTTGCTTGATGGATTGCCCGATTTTGCTGGTTTCTTTTTGGAATTGTGCAAATCGTTTTTCAGCGAGTTTCACACCACGGTCATCAAAACCTGTGACTATTGGAATGTTGATTGCCATTAGCGCATTTCTCTCAATTGTTCGTTTACGGCACGCAAAATTTTGTCTACCAGTTCACGGATTTCATGTTGAATGTCGGGTCCTGCTTGTTCGTAGGCACGCCACATAGCACGTGACGGCTGCCCATAACGAGCATTCAGGTTTTGCAACATTTGCGCACCCTGTTTGGTTTGGTAATCGTGAGTCATGTCAAATAGCACGGCTGGCGCATACCCCCACCGGACACCCATCACTGTTGCGTTAGCAATGTAGGAACGGCTACGGCCAATCACACGCCGTGGGCGTTTGCCCGACAGAAACGGTTTGATGTATTTCGCAGCATCCTTTTCCCATGGAAACACAGGTAGACCGTAATTTCCTCGTCCGCCTCTAGGGGTCCAACTACGGTTCCAGCCTGACATGGGCGCACGTGCAGGAATCAAATACTGTGCCTCCCACACCAGCGGGAAAACGATGGTTTTGTATTCCACAGTCAAACGGCGGCGATAGGTCTTGTCGATTTCGTTTAGCGTTCGCAACGCCTCCTGAATCCCGTCAGCCTTTAGCGGTTGAAATGCCACCGTCATCGTTTGTTTCTTTCCTGTAGAACATGCATCACCGTAGTCAGGTCCTGCACATCAAATTCTACATTCGGCGGAAACCACCCTGTAGCAACTAACTGAACTGCTAGTGCGTATCTGAGTGTTCCGCTGCGGTAGGGCGGGCGGGTTCGTTCTCCACAACCTCTAACGTGCGGACCTGGCGCAACCAGTCATCAAACACAACTGGAACTACTAGGCCGTTGGCTTTTGCGGATTCATACGCCAAAAACGCAAGGTCCTCCATGCCGATGCCTGCGGCAAGTTGGGATGCTTTCGCTTTGTATTTGCGTTCCCATTGGGTAATTACCCACAAATTAGTTGTGACGGTGAATTCACCATCACCTGCGTCCACTTTGAGTGTTAGTTGCATGTTTCCCTCTTTCGTTGGTTATGGGTTCGTGGTGTCCTCGGAATACACACCGCCACGGAACGTGATGTCTATGGACGAAATCTCACCTAAGGATGCCTGCATGACAGGTAGCGATTCGAGATAACTGCCAGTCAAAATCATGCCTGGGTTGGTGGCACTGTCCACACCTGAACCTGGTTGAACACGGACCGTGGTGCGAGTACCCACAAGGGATTTGAGTGTGGCGTAAACCTCGGATGCGCCGTAGGTCATGTAAAGGGTCAATGTCAATTCGGAATCCTCCAGCGTGGCCCCGTAGGTCCTTGCTGTTTCTCCAAAACTGGTGATGTCCGCTGCCGTGATGGTGCGAGTCAAAACCGCCGATTGGCAGAATCCGGTGAGTGCGACACTGTTCACGGTCACAACTGGATTTGAGAGATAGGTGGATGTAGCCATGATTAGTCCTCCGACTTTTCTTGTTTGCTGGATTTGGGTGCAACCTTGATGAAACCACCATCGAGCAGAGCATCAACATTGATGCCTTCCGCAGGAATGTATTCAGCACCAACGGTCCCGACTAATTCACTAACGATGATGTATTTCATGCTGCTTGCACTTTCATTCTGACTGTCACGTCATAGGCGGCTAGGTCCTGACCACCCACTGACAGGGTAATCGGTTTGCCATCAGTGACGGCGACATTTTTCACCAAAAGTTGTGCGCAAATCGCAAGCACATTCCGCAGCGCATCCAGGTTTGCGGGTCCGAGACTAATTACCTGCACAGGGAATGTCATGTCCGCAATGTTTGCGTTGTATGCCGTGAATGTGGGTGCGTCGATGAACACGCATGGTGGGTTGATGTTGCGGGGGTCCGTAACAACACGCAAACCAGTGATAGTTCCTAACGATGTCGCCAAATCATCGATGGCCTCATTGAATAAATCGGTGTACGCCATTAGGCGACCT